GCCGCTGTCCCGATCCACTGGCCACTGTACATGCCAATTCCGCTCATTGTCCATGCGTCAGGGTCGGCTATGGTTGGAGTTTGCGACGCTCCAGGGTAAATCCACGTTCCGACAGAAGCAATCTTTGTGGTCCCGTCTCCCATAGTTTGGTTACCAGGAACAGCGAAGGCCATCACTTGCCCAGCGGTAGGATCAGCCAATGGCGGGATATGAATCCTGCTCGCGGAAACGTCACCATAAATACCCCATCCAAGATAGTTTGTGCCGTTGTCGGTATCCTCCAGGAAATAGATATACTGCCCACCTGAAGCAGTGCCAGGGGCAGAGAACGAAGACGCGATTACTGGCTTGTTAAAGGTAAAGTCTGTGTCACTCACCGTGAATGCTGGGTCAGTCCCGGCACCAGTATCAAAAGTGTGGGTCTGAGAGCCACCGGCTGCATCGCCCCACGTGATATCGTCATAGGCGGTAAAGTCCACACCGCCTCCCAGGGTTTCGGCAAATGTCTCTAATGCCTGGAGAGCTGCTTTGATGGTTTGGTTGTCAGCAATTGTTGATCCGGTGAACGCCCCGAGGTTTGCAGCCCCTTCCGCCACACCGGAGAGTGTGATCAGGTCATCAACCGCAAGGCTGGCCGCAGTCGGTGCGGCAGTGCACCCCTCAGAAGCGCCTGAAGCATCAACACCGAGCGCATAACTGCCAGCGTCACAATTACCACCGTTTGTCGCGAGAGCTGTGGCAGTGCCAGCGTTACCGCCATCTGCGACATACACCCCTGCCCCGATAACGGCCTGGATCTCTGCCGAGGTGTCCACGGTTGGGTCTTGCTCAGTCGCTGCATTCGTTCCGCCTTTGTCAAGGTCTTGATACCCGTTGCTGTCGGCATCGAGTTCAACCGCCAATGCTTGCCAGGGGAGAAATACAAGTGCCGCTGCTATCAATAAAATTTTCTTCATCTTATCTCCTTACCATGTAACGGCTTCACCGCCGAAAGTTACAGATTCACCACCAAAAGTTACCAGCTCAATATGCACCCTACCCCCGCCAAGCGAATAACTATCCGGCGTCCCCAAAAACCACAAGCTCGGCGGCATCGACACGCCTTTGCACAGCTCCCACGCGCCTATTGGGTTTCCCTGGCCGCAATAGGTTGTGTCGGTCGCTGCACCTGCATCGTATAGTGATTTTAAGCGGGGGCGGCCTGTGCTGTCGAGGAGCGGGTCAACGGTTAAATCGTGCGCTCCGGCAGCCTGCTGGAAATAGTCCCCAGACACATTACCATAGGTCAGGTTGTAATCGGCTGTCTGTGCCGTATTGCCAATGTTATTCATTCCGTACCGGCCAGATCCGATGAGTATATTGTTTTGGAAATTATATAAGGAATCGGTCATCGTTGATGCGATGTAAACTGCATCGAGATCTGAATTTGGCCCGGTATTATTGTAAATAGAGTTTGTGGTGGTGAGGCCGGCATTCTCACCAAGATAGAAAGCGTATTTGTTGCCTGGTAAATAATTGTGCCGAACGGTTAATGCCTCGCTGTCCAGGATCATTATCCCATATCCAGAATTTATTTCAGCATTTCCGTTGTTGTCGGTGCAGGTATTCTTTTCAATGATGATACCATAGTTGCCGTGGTCCATATCGATACCACCGCCATCAATTGTTCCTGGTGTATTGTTGCTGCATGTGTTCAGTGATATTGTCCCATTGGTTGAGTAAAATTGCACCATTCCGCCACCGTTCCCGGTGTTGTTCGAGAAATTGTTATGGTGCGTTGTCTGGTTGCTGGCATGCTTCAGGATCATGCCGCTGTAATTATCTGTTCCCATTGTACGGTTATAAGTGATTACCGGGTCAACCACTGCCGCTCGTCGTGCGCCACCTGATGCCACGGTCTGCCAGCCAACATCGATGCAGGCAATGCCTTCAGCGCCGTCACAATCATAAAAGTCGTTATGGTCAAGGAGAAGATCAACGATGGTTGTGGTGTCAGGGGCCGCTGCTCCGATTGTCATCCGGATGCATCCGCGATCCGTGGCATCAGTGACAGTATCGCACGAATCCCAAGTGGTATTGGTGATTGACACCCGGTCCCAACTGACACCAGCGGCAGTCGTATCGATCAACGTCAGCCCACCGGCAGCGCAGTTTGAAATAGCGGACTGATCTATGGCCAAATCATCTGCGTCAGCAGTGGCAGAGAGGTTGACGCAAGCTGCGGCGCATGTGTCTATGTCTGCAAATTCAAATTTTATCCCGTCTGAACCATTGATAAAAACACATGCCCCTGAAGCGGATGTCTGCGCAATGTCACGAAATGTCAGCCAGTCAGCCGAAGAACCACACGTCAATGTTCCGGTAAAACTTCCGGCCGGTCCGCCGGGGCATGAGCCGTCATAAGTGATTCTGTTGCTGTCGTCAGTCCCGATAGTGTTGATGGTTGTCGCGCCGAAGGCCCCGCACAGGTAAACCGTATCAAGCGGAGACGGCACGCAATCTGTGTCAGCTATGCCGTTGCAGCAGTTTGCGAAGCTTGACCCGTCCGCCATCCCTGTTCCAGAGGGGCAGGCATAGAATACCTCCGCCCCCGCCACATTCGGCAGAAGCAAGCACAGTGATAGCGCGAGGAGTTTCTTTTTCATCCGGAGACCCTCGTCAGCGTGAAATCAAATTTAAATTTACCGCCCTTATAAAGCACGCCCTTTGCTGTTCCGTCAAATTGAACTTCAACGATGTCGATGATATCATGGAAGAACTCATGATTTTTTGGGTGATTGTAATCAAGCCGGTATCCAAAAGGTGCGTGGCTCACATAGAAATACGCTCCCTCAATTCCAACGGCCCGGTTGAATCCCTCACCATCATTGACGACTTTGACATCGCCCAGCTTGTTGAAGATTGCCGCCCAGCCGTGACACTCTACCGCCCATTCGCCGTCCATCATATCGTCCACCATCTAAGCGGCCCGTGCCATGTCGGACCAATAAATTTGTTGTCTGGGTGTGCGCAGCGTTGCAGCTTGCGCAGGTAATACAGGCATTCTGGCCTGCCACAGGTCACGGCTGCAGTGTATCAATCCCGAGGATAAAGGAACTGTTATTCACTGCATTATTCGTAACCGTTGGTATCCATGCGAGCCCGTTTCCTTTTGGATACCGGTCACTGTTCTGACCATCACCCATGATTTGCGAGGTAATTGTGGCGTTATCGATCACATCCAAACCATTACCTGACGCCGAGATAATTATCACCCCCGATGAATCCGCGATTTGCAGATCGCTATTGTCGGTAGGCCCGGTGGCGCCGGGGATAATGGAAAAATTATACACGATTAGGCCCTGATTGATAATCTCCATAATGGACATTGACCGACCATTCGGCGCTGTTGTTGGAATCGCTCCAACGGCTGTGCCGGGCGTAGCGTCAAAAGTGCATGTAATATCAAAATGCCATGATCCTGGCAATGACCCCTTGATCCTGGAAGTCTCGACGCAGGTCATTGCGGCCTGAGCCATTCCGACCATTCCCAGCCACAGGGCAAATAACAACCAAAATTTTTTCATGTCAAAACTCCTTTACGGTGTAATATCATTCCAATATGGAAAGTATTTACCATTTCGCAATTCGAAACCATCACATTCGCCAAGCGGATTTGCCGATCTGGACGAAATGGTTCCATCTGTCCCAGCTCCTGCTGCGGTCACGTCTACAACAAACGATCGGTGAGACCGTGCCATCTCGATCCAATATCCATCATAATAGAAAAGAAGAAGAATATTGTCTAATTTCCCTTCCCAGTTTTCGGAAAGCCTCAATCCTTGACCATCAACAAATATTGGATAATCTGTGTTACTTATACCCAAGAGGATCACAAACTGCCCGCCCACAACAGCGGCATCTATCTGGGGGTCAGACACCATAGTAACAGCGCCACCAGAAGAGACAACAGGGATAATACCCCCATCCGTCGCAACGTCGATTGAGTCCGCCGCCCCCAGTGTCTGCGTTCCACCCAACCCCATGCCCAACTGTTCTGGGCGGAACATACCGGTTGTAGAAACAATTCCGAGCCCGGCAGTATTGTTCTGCTGTTGTCTCCACGCGCCGTTGGCAAGATTTGTTCCATTGCTGGACATGGCGACATTGATAAGAGTGGCAATGCCGTCTACACCAATATTGGTGTTAGTTCCGATTTCACCGCCGATAAACAGCGGGGCGGCACCTATCGACTGATTTGTGATGGTCGCACCATTGTGTGCGTTTGTTTCCAAGTTGGCGGCATTGAAAATAATACCCCCACCACATTCATCCATCACCACGCCATCATACAAATTGACGGCTGATAATTTGTTAAAAACTATCTGATTAACCCGCTTTGTCCCGGCAAGAATACCAACCATATTGAGGCCGATACCCTTTTGTACTCCGTCTCGGATCAGCACGTTTTCCAAAAGAGCATGGTAATTCCCGCTTTGACCGGCAACACCTCGAATCTGAAGACCTATTGTAGCGTTATTGTTCAGGTTGTAAATTGTGGTATTCTTCAATGTCCATCTCCACTGAGACGCAATGTCAATTCCGATTGATCCGGCGGCCATATTATCCATATCAACCTGAATACCGTCAATGTCAAAGCCGAAATCCGTTCCGGCTTTATAAGCGAGAATACCGATCGCAACGGCTGCTGTCGGTTTGAAAACTGTCCGTGCCGTTGCATGCGTTCCGGATGTAAAAGATTTAAATCTTACACCAGGGTCAACTTCTATTGTCACTTCCGGTTCATACGCTCCGGGAAGCGCCCACACCGTCCCACCACCGACCGCGGCAAAAAAATCAATCGCTGCATTAAAAGCCGCGCCGGTTTCTCCCCACCAGTTTCCGGATACCTCACCCATCCTACAACTTACCCCGGCAACAACCGTCACATCATCGCCAACCCACTGATGCGCAGGGGCAGCGATAATCCCGCCATTCACGGTCAGCGTTTCAACACCAGTGCCGTTGACCCGGCCCCCGTTAGTAAACCACAAATCAAGAGTGGTGGGCGTTATAGGGCTTTTACCACCAAGAGAAATGACATATGGTATCATCAGAGTGGTCGGATTGCTACCAATGGCAGTCACAGCGGCGTCAAGGTCGTCGTTATAATTGCCGATATAGTCTATTTGGGGGACTGTGACGGTCTGGGTGGTAAAATTGGCGAGGTTGGTGCCGGCGCTATTCCACCCAATAAGATTGTTGGCAATGGGCGCCGGCACCGTATACGGATTGGTTGAACCGGTTGTAACCGAGACGGAAAAACTCCGTCTGATCTGTTCCCGCAGTTGTTGCAGGATGCGGGCCTGTTTGTCAAGCTCCGCCTCGAACGTCTCGTAAAGGGTAGCCATCCCTTCGGTAAAGTCCGATTCCTGGGAAATCGGAACATCAAACACGATAATGATATAATACCCGGCGGCGTATGCCTTTGGGGTCACACCGTCCGTTTCCGTGATTATTACCGACCCACCGAACGAGCAGTTGCTATTCGTACAGGATACGTAATAATTGACCCCTTCCACAAGGGTTGTTTCGGTGCCATTCGCATCGGAAAGGATAACCGCAATATCCCCACTGTCGGCAATTCCCATGGTGAAAGGAAATGTCGTGAGAATACCGTTGCATGCCTGTTTACTTCGCCCACTATTTTCCGCTACTGTCATTTTGCCACCTTTGGTCCGGCTTTAATTATTTTTGATTGCTCTTTAAGTGATTCCTCGAAGGTGATTTCTTTGTTTCTCAACCGCCGTGTCACGCCTTCCATTTTATTATTGAGAAATTCTTGACGAACCTTCATTTTTTGGTACGGGTATTGTAAATCATATTTCTTATCTACTCTACCAATATCGAACGGCAACGCATAATTTATTGGGTCACGAACAGATTCCTCGAAATATGGGGTCATCCTGGCGTCAAGATCATCACTGAGAAGTGGAAGATTTGCTTCGATTTTCTCAATAAATCCTTTCGGATGCCGATACACCGGGTCAAGAATCGTATTCACGTAACGCACAAATGCCGACGCGGGGATTACCTGCTGGACGGTAAATCCGGTTTGGGAAGAGAATTTATAATCAATATCCCCGGACAGGGCAGAAAATAAAGACCCGACCGATTGAGTGGACGATTGACTGCCCACAAACTGCCCGATCCCTTCCGAGATTGCAAACAGCTTTTCCACCTGGGAATCCGTCATTGACTCGGGCCGTTGCTCGTAATAATGTTTGGCCGCGGCCGGCAATCCAAAAGACATGGCGAACGGCCCGAGATACCACAAGGGTATCCAATCATCCCCGAACCGGATGGAATATGGTTTGCGTCCGGATGCGTAATACCATGCCTTTTCGTCTTTATTCGACGGAGGCGTCCAGGTGGTTTCATGACTCGCCGCCATCATCGCACCAATTCCTGTAATGATCGAGCCGCCGAGAATCTTACCCAATACCTCGGTATCAGCCAAAGTTTTAGGGTCACGGGCCAAACCCAGCGGGCTCCGCTCCATCATCTGAATTGCTTTGTTGATCGGTGTCCGGAGAAACGGGACATACCATTTTGAGATCGGGCCGAGTATCGGAAGCTTCCTTGATTCCTGCAGCAACACACCGAGAGATGATAACGCCTTGGATGGATACGACAGGCCCGGCCCTTCCGGGTCAAGTTTGTCACGGTAAAGGTATGACTGAGAAACGGACGCCGCTTGACGATATGCTTCTTCAGGAGATACACCCTGTTTGGTGAGACGGGCTATTTCACCAGCACCGATCAAAGCGGCGTTAAATTTGTCACAAGCCTCCATGAATCGGGAAACAACCGTCAATGACTTTGGGATTTGCCGGGTCCGGGCCGCTTCAAATGCGTTTTTGGCTTCCACCCCGATTTCCGGTTTTTCCATCGTGGAAAAGTTCCCCATCTTCCATGTTTCCCGGAAAGCAACCATGGCGTTTGGGACGGCGTTGACAGTTGCTTTCAGGTAAACCGGAACGTCAGAGATATAAACCTCCCGCTGCTTTCCGGTGAAAAGTGCCTTGGTATAATCAATTGCCCCCATTGTGGTGATATCGTATGGGCGGGTGATAAACGTGTTAAAAAGATTCTCAGAAATATTCCTGGCATGAGTGCGTGGGGAGGAGAGCATATTTTGATACCGATAAGCATCAAACAGCTCTCCCACACCGGGGGGTACCTTTTTTGCAACAACATCAATCATCTGCAGACTAAGATCTGCTTTATCCGGCCCGTCCGGTAACTGATTGGCCCGCCGGTGGAGATCCATAATCTCTTTCTGCTCATCTCGGGTCAAGGTGAATGATTCGGGTTTACGGCCAGTTATCTGATCAAGGATACCATATCGTTTCCGCACGGAATCAAGCTGTTTATTTCCCCACTTGATAAACGCCTGCGGGGTGTTTTTACTCCACAAAGAGGCGGCCTGGTTAAACTGCCCGGAGGCCCGCAACTCTACGTCATATAACTCGGTCATCTCAACCGCCCGGTCAAAATCTCCCCGACGGTTGAACTCCTTCATCAATTCAACAAAGGCCGCGCCCTTCTCGGCGGACGGTTTCGCATCGCTTTTGACGAAATCAATCACCGACTGCAGACCATCGGTAGCGATACGATCCTTGACTTTTGCCACCGTCTCAGCATTTGTCTTGATGGTATATTTCTGCGGATCAACCGCCGCCACTTTCTCGGCCAGTGACGGCATTTCGTTAAATATCTGTTTTACACCTGGTCCGGCTTTACCTTTCTGTTTTGCCTTAATTGCCCGCTGTGATATGCGAGGGTCGGCCTCGGCCGCCTCGGGTGACTCTTTAACCGTCTCGATAAATTTGCGCTGCCGGGTGGCCGGAGTATTTACCGATGGTGTCCCTTTACCGGGCGGCAGTGTGACGGCACCTTGTTGATTCTGTATGAATACCGGCAGCTGACTGTTGATACCTTCCGCGATCTCATTAAGCCCCAGCCGGCCACCGGGCGATGTGACCGAATACCCTACACCTTTGAGAAACCCTTTGGCAAATGGTCTGACCTTTTCGCCCTCCGGAGCGTTGGCCGCATCCTCGGCGCCAAAAATTGTGCCCATGACCGGCGCCCGAAGGTATTGCTTAAGAGGATTGATCATCTTGAACACACCGTGGAGTGTGCCGGTTTTGGCCGCGGCAAGCAGCCCCGCAGATATAGGATTTGCTGGATTCTCGCCGGCCGCCGCCATGAAAGGGAAGGTATACCCGCTGGCCACGTCAAGCGCAAAAGTGGTGATGCCGGGAATTGCTTCACCGATCGCCTCAGAAATTACCTCGTCAAGAAAGCTGATACCAACTTCATCCACACGGCGTTGCCAATACTCGGCGTTTTGCTTAAGTTGATTGGCCGCAGTTTCAAAAATACTGGATGACTTACCAACCCCTTGTGCCTCCAGATAATTTGCAATACTGTCCATATGGACAGAAAACGCCGCTACGCCCCGATTGAGTGCGGCCATGGAATTGTACCCTTGAGCCATGAAAGGTCGCGCAAACTCGCTCAGGGTGTCCGAGAAGTCGTACTTCTTTTGCTGAACTTGCTCGACCGCTGTATCCTTCGACCACTCGTTAAAAAACCCGTCCAAATCAAACGGGGGCGGGTCGGTGGGCAGAGCATCAGACACAGGGGGTGGAGGGCCGGACGGGTCAGAGCCTAAAGGGCCGGACGGATCGATCCGGATAGTGCCACTTGATTGGCGTGTCCAGGATATATCATTCGGCATTTTGTTGCCTCTGCAGCTCTTCCATTTGTTTGGTGGTAAATTCCTGTTGATACTTATTCATTTCGGCAAAACTGATAGAATATTCCTGACCGATGGCAATGGCTTTCCGCTTTATATCCTGCCTGGTAAGGGTTTTTTTGGCCGATGTCTGCTCCTTAATCCAATCATCAAGAGCGAGCTGCGCTTCAGCGGTTCGCTGTGTCTGTAAAGGGGTGTTCTGATATGCTGCGTTAAGTCCGACCTTCGGAAAAATCAGACCGTGAATGATGGTATTGCCGTCGCTGCGTCCTGCTGTTATTTCTGATCCTAATTTCGTATCCACCTTATTGATATATTGCTCGTAATCTTGAGTGTTAAGGTTTGGATTACCGGCGATATATCCGTAAATTTTCGCCGGGTCTTCATTCGTATCGATCATATGATTGATTTTTATGATCTCGATAGACCGGGCCGTATCATCGACCTTTTTATCAACTTTGGTCGCCTCTTTTACTTTCGTCGTCCAGGAGGCAAGTTCATCGCCGGTAAGGTTCTGTGACCGTTTAAGGGCGGGAATAATCGCGCCGTAATCCCCGCTGACAAAAAGCTCGCCTATCGTTCTTTCTTCCTTGTCATGAGCGACTTTTTTCTCATCCGCAATGCGTTTTTCCTCAGCGGCCGCAATCACCTTTTCCGCATCCTCGTTTTGCTTTTTCCGCAAGATAGCTTTTTCCGTTTTGGCCTGTCGGATCTTCGGGTCAAGTCCAGCGAAATCACCGGTCTTCAACGCCTCAAGCGCGGTCACGGGGTCGGCCTCAATCATCTGGTCGGCCCGGACCTGTTCGGATTCATCGATGAATTTCTGAATCTTCTCTTCCCCCTGGGCCTCGGTAAGAAATCTACTGGCGACCAGTGTGGCCACCCCGATCTCAACATCCTTGGCGATCATCTGCCGGCGGAGCGGGTCCGGCTCACCAGCATAATTCTGCAATGACTGATTATAGGTCGTCTCGAACCCCCCGAGCGCCCGCTTGCTCATTACGTCCCGCTTTTTGGCCCGAACTACATTAGAAAAATTAAGTGATTCTTGAGAAAAGCGCCGCTCAAAAGCAACCTGCAAAACCCGATCCCCGCCAACCTGCGCCATATATTTATTGCGGAGTTCCGTAAGTTGCGCTTCCCGGTCTTTGTCAAAATTTTGATAGTCATCCCGGTCGAGATACGATTCCCCGAGTGCGTCGAGATCGGATTTTAAACCGTTGTCAATTTCGATTGATTTGAGGGTCCGTTCCGCGGTGGCCTCCTCTTGCTGCTGACGAGATATCGTATCGGCGGCCTGCAGGCCCATCTGCGCGATTTGTGACCCAGCCTGAGCCTCGGTGCGGCTTACCCTGGAAAACTGCGCCGGATCGATTCCGGGCACCTGTGGCGACGCATCTGATGTGAATGTTGGGATCTTAGGCATTATTTTTTAACCGGGGTAGTGGGTTTTGATTTACCAACTTGACCCGATGAATAGGCGGAATAGGCGGAACTGGCCGCAGAACCAAGACCGGTCAACAAGGTGGCGCCCGCCGCCCGCCGCCCGGCAGTGGCCGCCTGTTTTCCGTAAAATCTCCGAAACCCTGCTTCCTCTTTGGCACCGAACCGAATATTAAGCGCCTCCTTTTCCCCCTCAGCAGCAGTGTCTGCCATCACGGTTAAAGGTGAACCTGACGAAATGTCAACCCCGGCCTTCGCATACATTGCCCGTTGTGAGGCGAGTAACCGTCGTAATCTGCTCCTCGAATTTTCCTCATCCTGGACACCCTTTCGCTCAATGGCCGTAGCTTGAAGATTATTGCCAGCCTGTTCGTCCGCCCCGGCCTGGGCCTGTGCTTTAGCGGATGCATAGCTACCAGCAGCAGTCAGCGCGGCCAAAGCATAACCAATGTACGGAATGGCAGCAGCCATCAGAACACCTTTGCGTATAGGTGAAGGGTTTCCCCGTTCGGACCGAATTTTTCCAACCGTCCTTCAAAAACAAAACCAAGTTTTTTGACCAACCTGAACCCCTTTTCAAACCCTTCCACGATTAAAGCTTGCACCCGGCGAAATTTGTGTCGTTTTATCAAAAAATTTAGTCCGCGCAAAATGGCTCGATAAACGATAATACCATGAACCGACCGTGGTATCAACACCCAACATTCTCCAAACGTATCATCAATCATGGCTATTCCGCCACACGCTTCCGGGATATCCTCGATCATGAGGGTAAATGCCGGCCCCACCGATTCCCATCTCTCTGCCGCCTCTTCCCACCCCTTAACAGACGACAGAAAAAAATCCGCCTCTCTGACCTGACGATCATAAAGCTGGTATGCGTGATGTGGTTTATACTGGACAGTTTCAATTTTCATTAACGGTGATCCCAAACGTCAAACCGAGGATGGTCATCGGTAATGGTTTATCCTGTGTGATCAGCACCGGGGAATCCGTCCCCCATTTGCCATCGAAACTCATCGGTCCTATTTCACCGGTGAAAAGAACCGATCCCGTACCCGTTCCGATCTTCATCGATTCGAGATGATCAATATCACGGCCGATTTTTCCGCAAGGCGTTTCAAAAACCGAAACCATTACCTCGTTGATCCGTTGCTTGTTGCCGCGGGAAACACCTTGCTGTGTGGCGATATACGGTTTCGTTGGTTGAAGGGCATTTTCTACGGGGAGCCCGATGTGAATCTTATTTCCGTAATGCCCGACCGTAACCGCGCCCCCTACGATAGTTCGTTGTGAATCAGCGGCACCATCGATAACGATGTCCACTGTCTTGCCCTCCAAGTGATCAAGCCCGGTGGTAAACGCTTTCTGAACCTGGAGAGCCGTACCGCCGCCGGTATACGCGGTCCACCCGGTCGAATCAAACCCGGATAATTCAAACCCGGCCCCGGTAGGATTAGCTACCGTATAAGCTGTTGTCAATCCTATGTTTACCTCCGTCATCCCCTCGACATCGTATATCCTAACCTTCTCCCCGCCGGAAAAAGTATTAACCGCACTGACCACTGCTGGATTAGCCTGTGTGATATTGGTGATTGTCAGCGGATCGCCGCCGTCAAAAGACACCCCGGCATGAACGAAAAAGCTATCCTTGATTTCCCCGTAAAGATCGATAGGCGTGAAATATTCAACATAACGGACGGTTGCCCCTTCAATTTCTCGGCGCACAATCACCCAGATTTGATCCTCTTCCCCGTCCTCACTGATAACTCCGATGGATTCAAACGCGCCATCAGTAACCACGCGGAACCAGGCGTAAATATTCTCTGCCACTTCATAAGTCATTCCGAGCAATTCCCCATCGGCCCGGATCGCCCAAACGATTGGGAACGGTGATTGTTGGAAAGCAGCATCGGTAATCCCGGATAGTGCTTTAGTTGCGCCTTTGGCAATATGACTGGCAATCCTGGTCATGTTGGTTGGAATATATTTTTCCTGTTCAAGGGTATAATCCAACTTATAAACGTCCAGTCCGGACAAACTCACCCACATGAATGAATCACTCACCTGCAAAACTTGCAGATTTTTGACACCAAGGCCGATCTGTTTTCTGACCGAAACATTCGTCTGAGTAAATGGATCGACCGAACTTGATGCCCCCATCTTCCACACGCCGTTTGTGGTCCCGATAAATAGGTAGTCCCCGCCAGCCACCCACCGGATTGATTCCACCTGGCCGTCCGAAACGACTGTAAACTGAATGGCGGAATCATCCGCCTCGGCGTTCCTGGCGAAATTATAGTAATCCGCCGAGGTACTTAAGTTGATCATCTGGGGATGGCCGACTGACCCGGCGCAAACAAAACGTTGTTCAAAAAATCCACCACATGATGGGTACCCGTCCGTTGCGTCCCATATCTCCTCTTCCATGGTCCAAACATTTGTTGCGTCCGTTGAATTTAACGGGCTCAATATCTCGCCGCGGGCGGAAATAGCAGAATCAATTTTGGTAATCTGGATGCAACCATTATTGATAAAAATATATTTTCCCAAATCAGCGGTACGAAAAACTCCTACGGACCCGGAGTCAACCCGCTGAACAAAATCAGCGGCATATCCATATGTGGTGTCTTCCGGGTCCTGTCCATAATAAAGACGAAGGTAAATGGTATCATAACCAAGACCGTCTACATCCCCCCAGCCCCAGTTATTTAAACTCCCGGCCAACGCGCCGGCCGTACCTTGCACGATAACAGCGGAATCAACCAGGATTGAATCCGGTTCGGTTGAATAATAGAACGGCGCCCCAATCGACAAATAATATTCACCGCCGACCGAACTTGCTTTCCAGTTATCTGCACCAGGATCAATAAGGTTGGTCGTCGCGCCGTTCGGATTAAGAATACAGATTTGACCCTTGCGGGTTCTATCCGGCTGCAGAGTAAAAACCGGACTGAATAACAATTTCCAATCACCGGAAGGAATTGCGCTGGTATTCGGGAAATCATCAAGAATATCGGCAACCACGATCTTTGCACTGGTATAGGACGTAATGGACGCCCGAGCGGAACCGTAAGAAATCATTCGGCCCACGTCAGCGGTAAGAAACACATCAACGCTTGCGGTAAATGTCTTACCTGACCCTGTTGTAGCAGAAGGGGTCAGCGTAGCGGCAAGCACATGGCCTTTCTCTTCGGTAGGTGGTGGGGAAAATTTTGCCTCTGTAAAAGTCCAAACCGTGTGGCTGGTTCTGGTCAATTTTCTTGTGGAATAATCCGGATGGAAAATAAAAAGGACATCGGCGGATTGCCGAAATTTAAGGTACGGAAGATCTGCTTCCTGATACGGGGTTACAACTTCAACACCGACTATTTTCGCGCCGTCCTTATAGACCCAGATGTATTCTTCCCCGATCTCAAGCATGTAAGCCTGTGCGGTGGAAAAGGTGAAAGGGACCATTCTGGATCGTTTGGAAGAGTCATTCGTCTCGTTGACAAAATACGTGCCGGGCATCCTTTGCACACCACCCTCAACCATTGGAATAAACCCTTTAAGGGTAAGGCAACCCGATTGATATTTATCGAGATCCCCCCGTATATCAAGCTTCGGGGAAATTTCACCACCGTTAAAATTATTTCTGATCGGGGTTTGTTTCATGCCTCGTACTCATAGCCAAAGACATCCATTATCGCGTCAGCATCAGCCGTCGCCCCGGTCACTGGAATTATTCCGAACTCGTCCCCGGCGTCGTAAATCGTAAATTTTGCCGTAGGCGCAGGAATAACCTTGCAATCAGTGCTTGCTGTCAAAGCTGAAAGGTCGGTTGCCGTTACCCATGTATCAGCCCCGGCGCCATCGCCGATGTCGAAATCAGTCCCATCGGCCAGCGACAAGGTAGGATTCCTGATAACCACATAGAGGGGAACTCCTTTTTTCCCTGGTGGCACGGTATATACTATGCTCTTCGGATCTCCGGCCTGGAGATGGACCGTAGCCGAATCGAGAAGGGCGACAGTTTTTTGTTTAGCATCAGCCATGTGTTAAAACCTCACCACTATGAACAAGAACCTCGCCGTCATGGCAAACAATCGATTGCAGGCTAGTGGTTATCAATGCCACAACCTGGGCCTGAGTATAGTATCTTGTGTCCATTGCTGAGTCGATAAAATCGATGGCAACACCACCGGAACCATCATCGGTTGACGTTACCCTGCCTGTTGTCCCTTTTACCTTTCCTGATAAATGAGAAACGCTGACCACCTTCCGATCAGCGTTAACGGTCAATAATCGACCAAGTATTGCATTAGGAACGAAAACATACCCGTCAGCAGGAATATCGGCAAACTGAAATATCTGCCCGCCGTCAGTCCACCTATTTTCCGTCAGTTGACGTAATTTTCGTAATCGTTTCATCGTCCTGCATATACCCAATCCGTACTACCGGTTTCATTGGTTATCGAACCGCTGGAACGATTCAACGCTTTTGCTTTTCGTAGACGACTATCGTAAAGGGTCTCCATTGCTTCCAGTTTTTTCAATGATTCTGTAAGGGCCAGCGCAACGGACGCGGCGAGCCGAGCGGAAACCGTCCGTATAAAAGTGGCGGAATATCTTGCCGGGTTTTCTTCCCGACGAACATATTTTATCGAAAGATTGGATTCCGAATTATCGTAATCACAAAATAAACATTGCGTTCCATCATCCAATGCTTCGATAACATATGGGTATGTATTCGGATAAACCGGCGGATCGTCCTCTTTATCTTCGCAGACTCTAAGAAAATCCGCCGGCAATGTGTAGGCGTAGTCAAACCCCTGAACCGGTGTCTCGGCATTCGCCACAAGCAACACCCGCGTCGTGGCAAATGACCAATCATCAGCCTCAAGCACTTCATCCCGCACATACTGCCAATTGTCATTTAATCGATTGGCCGCCGTGGATGATTCGGTGAGTGAATCAATCTTGCTGACACCAAGCTCTGACAATGCGAGATTGTAAATGCCGATGACTGAGTAGGCCATAGATTACTCCTCAACCGGTTTGGCTTTGCAGCTCCGTTGGTGTGTCCGAAGAGATGCGTCATTCTTCCCCTCAAACTCTTTACACCACGGGCACAGGTGCGACTCGGGGGCCGGCTCAAACCTGGCAACACCAGGGATAATGCGGGTGCCGCCCATAGCCGGGGTAGTTTTGTTACCGCGGACCTTGCAATAAATCTCCGTGCCGGGTGGCCACCCTTCAAAATGAGAGGCGACCGGGGACATCGGGTCAAGATCATCGGTATCACCGGGATAATAGTGCCGGGACTTTGTTGAATCAACGCACTCATTGATGCATTTTACTACGGGCATAAAATCCTCCATGAAAGGCCGGCCGCGCGATCCAGCGGCCGGCCGGGGGTGGTCGGTTATTCAGGGCCGGGGCCGAACCACATATCGGCGGCGCCTGCCGTTGCTACTTCATTGACGATATCAAAAAGTCCCCTCGCATACTGCAGCAGGGGAATATTACCGCAGGGAACGAAAAAATGCGCCCCCGCGGTAAGACTGGCCACCGGAATGAACATACCGGTATGTTTGGTGGTGGGCGCCGTGGAAGCGCCGTGGACAGTCCACACATTCGCGCCACTGTCCAGTCCTGTAAAGGTGGTGGTTACAGCAATGTGCAGACCAAAATTACCGCCCATATTGACCGCCGGCGTGGTGATACCGAAATTTGCTTCATCATCGGTATACTCGTCTGCAGCGTTACCAAGTACCTGGGCGGCGCAAAGGGCGAGTTTATAATCAGACATTCCCATGATATTCTCCTTATGCTACTGCGGTTTCAGTTTCGAGGAGTTTCTCGGCCAGCATCACCGGGATTCCGCGGAACTTTGTGACGTTCATGCCCCAGACCTCAGAAGCCTCATACCGCACATTGTTCTTGTCCTTGGCCCTGATGTCAAGCTGATTCTTGATACCGCGGGAAACAAAGATGGTGGTACTCGGGTCTTGTCCACTGTCCGGCAGATTATTGATGGCGACAATCAACTGATCCTCGTCAAAAATGTTGGTTGTACCGGACACTTCGATGTTAGCGATACGCTGCACACATCGCTCATCTTCGATGGTCAAACCAAAATTCCACACGAAGTGAGTGCGAAGCACCTGCATCAAACCGGAGGCCGATTCCTTGGTCACTTCACCAAGATCCTCGATCTGCAGGCCGCCGGGCAGATTTTTCGGATAGGTACCGACAACTTTACCCTCACCGAACTGAACAACCATGATGCTGGCGGTATCGCCACCGGAACCGCCGGCACTTACCACATGGTACGGCCAGGTTGAATCACCATTGGGACGACGGGTCAGCGAATTGAATCGGGTACACATGCCGTTGATGCCGCGGGAGTCGGTGGCAAGATTACCATACCACAGGGCGCTCTCCGCTTTCTGTGTCATCGCTTCTACCTTTCGTTGATCCTTCCCCTCACGCCATTTGTTCGGATCGTTCTGAATGGCCCACAACGCTTTATCGACCTCGCTGTAATCCTCAACAATACAGATCGGGTCAGTGAACGGAATGGTGTGACTGGCGGTCGGTGTTACAGGTTCGTTAAACCGGCGGAAACCGGGGGACGGAAGATAACTGTCACGGCTGCCGATATTGCTCATGATGTTGTTCGAGGGAATCATGGGCAGAATGGCAACCAACGGACATTTCCGGGAAAGGGTTTTTGCTGCTGCAATATACGATCCCTGACCGTCCAAGGAGGTATACTGGTTAACAACATCCATCAGGGTGTTGTATCCTACAAGTGCATTTGTGGTCATGTTTTCTCCTTAACCACGCTTCGGATTCGGCACTTTATAAATCGACTGAAAACTAGGAACAACCGGCTGCGGTTCACTTTTCGGCATACCGGGGATACTCAGGTCATCACCAATGGCATTGCCGATCAGGTGAAAGACTTTAAGCATCCTGGCGTCATTGCCGATTTTACCGGCGGCGGTTTCCAATTCCAAGACCTCTTTGAAGCCCGGAACAGCCTTTTCAAAAGCGTCATAACCTCGGCGCGTCAATTCAATGTTCTTATCGTAATCAGCTTTCCACTCCGCTTTGAGGGCGGTATCAGCCGCCGTAACAGCGGCAATCGTTGCCTCTTTATCGGCCTTGGCCATTTCAGACATGAAAGAGTCCCAACTTTGAGAGATGACACCGGCCTGATCCTTGTTCAATTGGGCCTTATGAAATACTCCCCTGGCCCAATCGGTCATTTTCTGGTCGTGTTCAACTCCGTCGGTCTTTGGAAACTCATACTCGTCCGGTTTTTCGGGCACACCGAGTGCTTTGCGAAAAGCTACAATATCCTCAGGTTTTGCATCGTCCCCCGGTTTGAAAATCGCCTTTTCCAGTTTTGACGTAAGCCCATCACGTTCCGCCTTGATCTCCAGAGCCGATTTAACAAAATCACCCGGTTTCTGGAAAGTCTTGACATATTCGTGGGACTTGTACTCATCCGGTAAAGCCGCTCGCCATCCCAAGTTATTGGCATCTTGATCCCCACCCGCCGGGGGTGGATCATCCGGCGAAAAGGTCACTCGATTAAAAAATTTCATAAAAACTCCTTGTTAAGTGTTAATTGACTGATCTACCCATTTCCCAACAGTTGGTACCGTCACACATCAGGGTAATTACATCATCGGCCGAAGACACCAGATTTCCGGCGAGTTTCAGGTTATTTCCATCCGTAAAAGTTAAAATGCCCTCGAAGCGCAAGACCAACATGCGACCGTCTGTGGCGTCGGCCGCTGCGATACTGGTGATATTGTTGGTTCCGGTAATGTCAAAATAGGTACCGTCCCCGAGATCGAGTTCACCACCGGCCGGAGATGCAACATCCGATCCGTGTTTCAAATTGGTGGTACCCGCCAGAGTGACCGCTTTCCCAGCGGCCGGGGTCGCCGTAATGCCGCCGGCGGTCGCCGTCAATGCAATGGCTGCCGCATCGGTTCCCTGGGTATTCGTCACCACGATTGTTTCAGAAGTACCTACGTTTGTGGTCAGGGCAATGGCAGATGCGGCATCATCTTTCGAGCCGATCAGTACTTGCCCGCCGTCAATGGCCACATTCTTCGCGGCCGCCGCATCGATATTCACACCGCCGGCCGTGCTAATGGCACTGATGGCCGATTCGTCGGTGCCCTGGGTATTAGTCACTACAATGGTTTCCGTCGCTCCGGTATTCGCGGTCAGGGCAATCGCGTTTGCGGCGTTGTCCTTCGAGGAAATCAGAACCTGCCCGCCGGCCAGATCAATATTCTTCCCAGCCGCTGCATCTGCATCGATGCCGCCGGCCGTCGATGTCAGAGTAATCGCACCTTCCGCCGTACCCTGGGTATTTGTTACCACGATGGTTTCCGATGTGCCGATATTGGTTGTAATGCTGACCGCTGACGCCGCGTCGTCTTTACTCACCAGGGCCACCTGGCCACCGGCGATATTGGTATCCTGTGCGGCGGCGGCATCGATATCAACCCCGCCGGCCGATGCCTGCAGGCTGATTGCATCGGTCCCGGTCCCGGCGGATGACAAAATCACGCTGGAGTCGTTTGCTCCGGTGACAGAAAGAGTCAGGTCGTCAGCCGCCCCGTCTGATGCGATGGTAACGTTCATGGCCGCTCCGGCCGTGCCGGTGATATCCGCAACACCGGTAAAAGCTCCAAGGGTCGAGACATCCCATGTGGTTGAATCAACGGCCACGGTTTCATTACCGGTACCGATGGCCGCCGCGATTGTGTCACCATTGGTCAGTGATATCGTACTGCGGTAGGTGGTATTGTCAACATCATAGCCCTGCATCAGTACGGTCTGCGCCGTGGTGGTGCTGGACTTAACACCTTTTGCCGTTGCAAAGGTGATATCTCCGGTCATCCCAATGGACGGGATACCCGTAAAGGCGCCGGCGGATGAAATATCCCACGAAGAGGTGGCGATTTCCACCGTACTTGTTCCATCCCCAAGGGTTACAACCCCGTCGGCAGACAGCGCCCCGGAAAGATCTGCGGATGTTCCGATAATCGCCCCAGTCTTCGATACCTTGAATGCGCCGTTGCCGGCCTGGATGTCGTCGCCGGTGCCGGAATTGACGATGTTTACCGAATCTTGCGTAGCGTTCGCGCCGCTGGTGATCTGGAGTCCACCGGTGGCCGCCGAACTTCCGGGCGTCGGGGTGACGGCCAGCAGATAGGCCGCATCCGCATCGGTATTGGTGATTGTCACCGCCCCCGTGTCCGCGGTAATGGTCCGGCCAGCCCCCGCCCCGCCCTGATCATAAGCGTTATCGAGGGTGTTATCACCGGCTCCGGTCGTCAACTGTGTAGCCGCCCCGGCATCGTCTTCCACAAACACGCCGGCGGAAGTGGCATAGATCGCCCAATGACCGGTGGGCGGCGTATCCATTGAACTGACCTCGGACAACTCCAACCCTTGAGAAATCATATTACGCCACGCCTGGAACGCTCTACCCCCGATAACTCCTTTTCCATCAGCTTGCGGCGGTAAGAACTCTTCCGCAGAAACAGCGGTAACGCTCATGAAGAGCGCCGCGCCGATCAACAAAATCTTTTTCATCGTTTTTCCTCCTGCGGCGTTATCGCCGTAAATGCGTTAAGTACCTGCGGGAGCGTTCCTTGATGGAATACGCCACACCTGTTCAAAATCGTCACGCCTACATTGTACTCTGCGACGTTGGCCGGGTTATCCGGGTCAAGAGTACACCCGAAATGACACGTGGTCAAGATATCTCCAAGAACCTCAAGCCCCAACGGGCTCATAAACACGGCACGGTATTTGTCTATCACTCGGCACCCATCAGCATGCCGGCCGCGCTATTGGAGTCGATACCCTTGCCGGCGGCCGGCATGGCCTTAGCCGTAGCGATTGCTTGCTCAAGAGCCGCCTGTTGCTCTCTGGCCTGTTGCCTGATCTGGCGTATCTGTTTGACCTTGTCCGGGTCGTTAAGATCCTTTTGCGGGAAACCGCGGGCTGTCAGGCCGTCCCGAATTGTGTTATCAAAATTCACATGGTCAATGGCATCCGGGGCCACAGCCATTACCTGACCGATAAAAGCAAGGCCCTGATCAATACCCTGGCTGATAAACATTTTACGCTGTGCCTGGGAGAGCGGTCCCATATACTGAATATTGATTTCCCCTCCGCCGTAATCTTCCAAAATCGGAGGGGGCGCCGGGATGCGGCCAGCTCGCTGCTCGTTCATGAACACGGCGTCATGGATCGGGCTCATTGCCTCGGTTTCCAACCGGCCGACCCTGGGTCCAAGGACCGCCGCCTTCTCGCCGCCCATCTCGATCACCTGTGTGGCGGTTATCTCGACCTTCTGCAGGGCGGCCTGGGTAAGCATGAGAAAAAAGTCAATCTGAAAATGGTCCTTGATTTTCTCAGCAAGCCGGTCCTGCATCTCAAGTCCGAAAGGGAGTTGCAGCCCTTCCATGAGTGGACGCGGCAACCGGTCGGCTGACATATTGTCCACCCATGTCCAACCACCGGGGCCGCTCCGGATGGACCCGCGCAAATCACTCGGGCCAACCATTGGGGGCTCAACCATTTTGTGGGCCGCCACAAGATTGGTTTTAGCGGCCTGATTGCAGGTCATAGCATCCACAAAAGCGTCCCACGCCGGGCTCCGGCCGTACCATTCGTCCGAGTTTTTACGCCACCGCCATGTGACAAACTGCTGATGGGATGTCCCGGACTCAAGAAGAAGTTTCTTGCCGCTGGTCAGCACCCACACAGAAGCAAACGGCTTATTGCGGCCATTCATCTTGCCGGGGTCATAGTCCTTGCGGGGGAATCGGGCATGGATAACCTCCCTCTCTTTATGCCGGTTGGTTCGGTAATCCTTCTCAAATTTCGGATCATTCTTGACCATTTGGTCATAACCGAACTTCTCAACCAATTGCTTGAGGGTCAAATTATACTTGCGGTAATTGGTATCGACCACCCCGAAATAATTCTCAGCGCAATAGCATTCCCGAAAATGAGGGACGGTAAAAACATTCCGGCCGCCGGCGATGTCCTCGTCAATGTTGATCGTGACCGTTCCGACTGTTACCGCATCACGAACAAACTCCGGGGCCTGCTCGTAAAGGTTGCTGGCAAGAAAAGCGGCGTACATGCACTCTTCGCAATCTTCCAACCATCTTTTTACCTCGGGGATGGAGTCAAGGCGTTGTCCGTATCGTGTTTTCTGGGGGAGCGCGTAGGAAAACCACTTGAAAGATTTGCTGATGGTGTAACCGGTAAGGCCGTCGGTAAGGAGATTTACCGCCCCGATGGCGGTTCCGTCATAAACCTGAATACCTGTTTTTTGGCCCTTCAGGGTCTTGTCGTTGATTTTTCTCCGACCGTGGTAAATATACGTGAGAATATCGTCAATCATCGACTCATAGGGCCGCCTGATCTCAGCAAGGGCCTCCTGAGTGCTCATGACCTCTTTGACGATATCTGAATCAACCAAGGGTGTTCCTCGTTCCAGGGGCGTTGCCGGCGACACCGGTCGGTCCGGTCACAATGGTCGAGGCAAATCCTTTCCTTTTCCGCAACCGTTCGGATTCCCTCAACGCCGCTTCCTTCACTGCCTCGGTATCATCCGTAACCGGTGGGGCAACAAAGGCTGGCGCCTTGGCTTTTTTTACGCTGCTAAAGAGCCCGCTCATAGTTATAACCCGTGCCGCAACGGGTCGTATGTTTCAACGGCCCCCATTGCGGCAATAATTTGCTGGATCGGCATCACCTTGGCTATTTTCTGCCCGGTCCGGATAAAATACCTTGTGCAATCCATGAGGTGATCGTTCACTTTGACAATCTGCCCTTTCTGATCCCGCTGGTAAAGTCGAAACTCTTCAAACCAGGGGGCCATCGACCGAAAAATTTTTATCTTCCCAGTGGATAACCCGATCCATACGTCAAAAACTCCGACTTCAATGGAATTATCCGCAGTTACCAGATTTAAACCTAAAGCACGATACTCGTCAAGTAATTTTTCACCGTCCCGTTGATTCCCGATCCGAGTGGCCGGGTCCGCCGCCCCCGGTATCCAAGCCCCCCTGGCCCTGATCCCCGCCGTGTGGACAATCGGTTTATTCTCCCCCTGTTTATAACACGAGTAGAGATAAAGTGTTTTGCTCTCCGGGTCCAAGGCCCCCCATACCGCGGCCGTAAACCGCCACCCCACATCAAAACCATAAGCCCTTGGCCAGTACGGCGGTATTTCAAAATCATCCACCGTGATCTCCGATTCCAGGATCGGCCACACGGCGCCGGAGCCTAGAGACGGGATACCCTTGGACCGGGCCTCCCGCAAATGCGGCTCAAGGCCGGCCCATAATTTGCGCTTCTGCTCCGTATCAAGATGCGGCGCGTCGTCCCAGGTGGCGCAAATAAGACACCGGATAGGAGCTCCGCCGTCCGCCGCCGGTACCGGTCCCTCCAGGGGGATACCGCCCGGCATAAATTTCATGACCACCTTGCTGATACCTTGCAACGGCGTAAAAGTAAGCATGATGATTCCATTGGTGGTCATGGTCCTCATCAGGCATTCCTCGTATACATCCTCCGGGGGTTCCTCGTCCAACAGGATTATATCCTGCTCGGTACCCTCAAACGCTGTCCGACCCTGTTCGTAGCTCTTAAACACCAGGATCGAAGTATCGCCGCTGACATGCTTGATATAAACCGTCTCGATGACATCAGGCACAGAAGAGGCTTTTTTCTTGTAGTCTGCCAGGTCGTCGCCGGGAATGAGTCCGGTTCCGATATCCGTCATCGGCCCACACAATTTATCCTGCAGGATCTCCTTTGTTTTCTGATTCGTGGTCCCCGCCGCCCAGCACTTTACCGCCCGGTCAAAACGTTTTCCTTCCCACCACTCCGGGTATTTGCCCGTCATGTGCCACACAAGTTCGTAGCCGCTCATCCCTTCGGTTTTTCCCACACGGTTTGCGGCGATAGCAGCGCGTTCCGAAAAAATAGCCCCCATCCGAAAAAATTTCATGTGCTTTGGATAATTGTGGCGGGAAAGCTTCCCCTCTTCGGGGTACATGCCGTAAATTTTACGGGTCTTTATTCGTCGGAACTTTTCTTCAAGCAGCTTGTGATACTCTTCAAGCTCTGCACGGGTCATTTTAGTCATTCTGGTAGCCTGATTTCAAGATTTGGGGGGCGGCCGGAAAATTTTTGGGCAGGAAAGGAAAATTTTGGACGGAAAGGAAAATTTTGGAAGGGGGCCGGAAAATTTTGGACGGAACGTGCGGGTTGCTTGCCAGCTTGGTGATCTGGCGGCCGGCTATTGTCCCCCTCCCCCATTGATTTTAGGGTCCCATAATCGGTTAGAACGAAACAACTATTGGATTTTACTACGTTTTCCACCATTTTGTAATCCGATCCTATCCTAACCAGCAAATAGCACCACTTTTGCCCGTTGTTAGGCAAGTGGTAATCCGTGCCGCGTCCTGCAACAATGTCGCATAAGAACCATTATGATTAGTTTTCCCGTCATTCTTAATCATTCCGGTAACATACACCCTGTTTTACCATCAATCAATGGAGCGGAATTGAGACCATTCATGCCTAACATTTTCCGCTCCAACAGGGCGATCCGCTGTTGCAGCTCAGTGTCGCTGTACTGGCTGGTGATATTGATATCGATAGTGGACGTGTCTTTGTATCCGGAATTGTTCTTTAAATCGAATTGTGCCATTCGGCCCTCTTGTTCTCCAAGAAGTGTTTTTCTGATCCGCTGGCCTTCGATCCGAGCGAGAGATCGCGCGACTACAAAATTGTAGGCTGATTGCTTGCACAAATCGTCCAGATCTTCCCGCTTCGTCAACCCGCACCATAACGCCAGATCCACCTTAGTGTATGGAATCGCCCTCTTTACCGTCACAGGGCCTTTTTTACGGGCAACCTGAATCAATTCTCCCACATCGCAGAGCGCAAAATATGCCTCTGCAAGCTGTTCGTACTCGTCTGGGCTGTTAAATAGCGTGCTTTCCATGCCGACAGTATAGCCACAGGTGCAATATAACTCAACAATTTTTTCGTATACCCGCGACTACCCATGATATCGGGGTATAAAACATCTAACAATATCAACCACTTATCCTATGGTGTCCCATGAGGGTATTACTACCTAGAGTGGTATGTTAACCCATTGATTTATTTACCTATATACTACTACTACCCTTTACTTATATATATATATTGGGAATATAAAAAGGCTAGTAGTACGGGGGAGCTAGTAGTACGGGAGTACGGGAAAAGAGCCGGGGAATGCAAAAAGTACAGGGTATCGGGGTATTTTCGGTATTTTGCAATGATTACAGGTATTTAGAGTACCCCGTTATCATGGGTAAATACAGGGTAAATACAGGGTATTTTGGGTAATTGTAGCACGCTACTGCGCATAAGTAACACGATACGGCCCGCTACTAGCAATAATTGCCCGCTACTAGACATTTGAGCTACTAGCCCCCGTGACTGCTACTAGACATTTGAGCTACTATCATCATTAATATGGATCTACCAGCAATTATTTTTTATTTGACATTGGTAATCCGATGGATTATGTTATCTCTAAAGGGCAAGGTATTCAGCCAAAAACAGAGAGGAGATGATCATGAAAATTACAGGGCCGCAATGAGCGGTTAAACTGGCCCGGCAGACCGGGACATTTTGAGAGGAGGTACATACTATGAGTCAATATAAGGTCTATAGGTTTCCGAGCGGTGATGATATAAAAATAATTAGCGCAGATAGCCGCCGCGAGGCGGGTGAAAAATACACTGGGTGCCCGATTTTTTTATCTTCCTGCGTAGGCAGGCATCTTGATAAGGGCTGGGACTGCCTGACATTCTCGACATATGGCCAGAAAACGCTTTACGAAATAAAAGTAGAACCTATCCACCCCCCAGAAGACCTGGCAATTAGCGGTAATAATCACAGTGGTTTACACAATGGCCGGAATAGTTGAATTTTACCTTTAGGAGGGCATGACCATGAAATTAATAAACGGTAATCATAAAGAATATCACGTTGACCCACCACTCATTGTCATCCAGTCAAATAATATAAATGAAGTGGCCCTTGACCATGTGTTTAAAAATACCGGACTCAAATTTGTTAAGACCGGCTGGGGATATGAAGCGCAACCGCATAATTTTGAACAAATTGCGGCGCTTTTCCTTACCTACAATTTTAAAACAAGATATTTTAACAATGCTGACCAAAAAAATACCCTGATGCTTAAATTTGATCATCATACCGGCTTTGATGTTGATCATATCTGTTACGAATGCGTTGCGGCTAACCACATAAACACGTTCGGCCTGGCGCCGGGTGATAGACTGGCATGTTAACCCTTCCCCCGGCTCTGGACGCGCGCCAGGGCCGCGATGAGCGGTTAAACTGACAACACATATCAGGGAGGGCATGAACATGGAAGACACAATTTACAAAGAGTGCATAAAAAGGGGAATACCGGTGAATAATCACGAGAGCGATCTTTATATACCGGTCACTGCGGAAACTGCGGCACTTGTTAAATTTTTTGACAAAAGGCCGGTTTCTACATTTGTCAACCAAGTGGAAGGCGGATTATGGTATGATATCGCCTTTGCTTTCGAGCCTTGGTGGATCAAACGGACAGGGAGGGCATGACCATGGCGAAACAATTGAAAGTATCAAGAGACGGTGAATGGACAGTATTGCACATTGAGGGCGATCCAAAAAATCCAGAGGCGGCACATGCCGCAAAGATTAATTTTCCCGGCGGTAACGTAAATGTTACTCGGACTAGTGACGGTAAATACTGGGTGCACATTTGTGTCAATCGACCGGGAACAGGTTTTTTTATTCCGGGTGAAACTATCCCCGGAAAATTTGTTGGCGGCAGAATGGACGTGGTAGGTGGCGGTGTGGTCGATGTTCACCCGGATGCCGATCATGTGGCCTTTTTAGTCGAGGCCCGATAATGCCACACGATGACCAAACCAAGCGCCTCATCAGGCGCATAACTGACTGGCTTTATAAATCCGCCACACCCGCGCAGGTTGTCAAAGTGTGGCAATTCATCAGGAGTATATGACTATGGCCATAATAATAAAGAAAAGTATTATATCGGATAACGGCGTCGATTTTATCCGGTATTTGCCCGTTTTAATCGACGCCGGCGAATGCTGTTTTACCGGTCGCGTAACATTTGCATTTTTTGATTGTTCTTTATACGCCGGTGAAAAAACACATGTGGAAACAAAGGAAAAGGCATTGGCAAATGCCAAGCAGGTTCTTTTGTTATTGGCAAACGGCGACGAACCAGCATAACCATTGACCGGGCGCATTACGGTGCGTCCTGATGAGCGGTTAAACTGACAATAATTTAAGGGAGGTGACTATGATTAAATGCTCTGGAGTCGTGCCGCTTTCAACCGGCGGGCACGCCACAATTATCATTTTTGACAACGGCCGCCCATGCCGGCGGGTATTCACCGGGCCGGACTCATTGCGCCAGGCCACGGGTAATCTCGCTCAGGTCATGGCGGTGCTGAACGAAACATTGCCGCGGATCAGGGCGGCAGCAAGGGATATGACCATTTACATACGGAAGGATTGACCGTAAAAATAGCCAACCGCGCCCGGCAACATGCCGGATACGCACCAGGCCCGCGTCTCTCAATGAGAGATAGCGGGCTTTTTTATTGGGGGAGGATTGACCATGTTGACAGATAATTTGAGTATGCCCACGGGGGACATCCGTGACATTATTCGGGAGGCATTTAAAGCGGGATTCCGGGCCGGCGATGCTTCCCGCGATGGTGCAATGGGAAGCGCAATGCGCGACCTTGAAAAAGCAGTGCGCGCCGATAAAATAGGGTCTATTGCGGTTACAGGAAAACGTGATCATAACGGAAAATGGCTTCACGGGTCTTATCTAACCGTCGAATCCGCGCTTGAAAAAATCGATAAATTGCGGGACGCCGCAAATAAACCGCAAGGGTGCTGACCATGAAAGAAACCATCGATACCATCCGACAAACCGCAACGCTTCTCGGATACCATCAGGCCGTAACCGATGAGCTGGAATTTCTTAACCGCCTCATTGACCTTGTGCAAGATCCTGCGGCAATTGACGCAATCCGCGACCGCTGCAGGGTGATTGAAACGGCGGCCGTCAAGGGCGCGTTCTGGGATTAAATACCCGGTGGAACAAACCAACTAGCGACGGAATTACCATGAAAAAAGATGACATGGATTTAATGCTGGACGCTGTACGAAAAACCGCCCAGCAAAAAGGGTATAACCAGGCGAGACGAGAAGAAAGGATCTTTCTGAAGAAAATCCGCACAATGATTCATACCAACCAGGATGAGGAAATTGTACTGGAACTTACCGCCCGGATACGACAGATCAAAGACGAGCAGCCGAAGGGGTTAACCATAAAACAACTTCGGGAGATGGGCAGAGGGCGTAGGAGTGACAACCGATGACCAAGGAGCAAATTGTGAAATCATTCAGAGAAAAATATGGAATATCAGCCCGGCGACTTATGGAGTTGATGGGAATCACAACCATCAGCAATTATAATCGGCTCGAATCGGGCCGGCGGCCGCTCACCCTGCAGCATAAAGCGACATTACGATTACTGCAGGGTGAGCTGGAATTTTTGACCGAGATGGCAGATAATGAGAAATGTCGAGCACGAATCAATGAGATAATTAAATCTTAGTGTCCATCTCATTTACTGGACCTGTTCCATAAGCCAAATCGTATGCCGTGGGATCGAATCGTGACAAATCCCCCAATTTGACCCGCGGTCCGGCGTCCCGTTCCAATTCACTCCAGTCCGGTGGGTTGCTGGGGTCTACCAAGTGCTGATAGATATTCGGACCGATCTCACCATACATGATCCCTTTGGCTATCCGGTCGGCCTTATACCCACGGGCGAGCCACCGGCTGACCAATGATTGAGACACCCCGAGCAATTTTGCAAACCCCGTGATTGAATAATGTTTTCCCCGCAGGATCAGATCATTTCTTTTCCTGGTACGATTCTTCAACCAATGGCCCGAGTCACAGGCTAAATCGATATTGAAGTTACATTTTTTAAGGCGCTGTCGCATGGTTGCCTCGGTCACACCGGGGCACCGGGACAATGCTTCTTTGGTAAGGTCTTTTAATTTACTCATCTCGCTTCATCCCTCCTGCGCGGTCATGTATGCTTTGGTAATTGCGGCCACTCCGATAATACCGATGTCCTTGTGGTCGCGCTTGATGTAAAGTTTCGGTTTTCCCCCATCCCTCGCAATGGTATTATTTGTCCGGCCGTCCTTCAACCCCGGATGCTGGATATACCCCATATTCTCCAGTATGGTCTTGCGCTTATTGTGCGGGATTCTTTTTTCGTCCCGGCGCTCCTTGAGCAAGTTTGAAAAAGCGTAAGAGCTGATCCAACCGTTTGCAAAACCGTAGCGATTCTCTTCCACGGCGTCAAGAATCTCTTGCTCCAGGCCCCCGAGCGACATCAGCAATGCCTCCTTGGTACTGGTGGTGTCCGGCGCTCTATGGCAAATACCGGCCGGGTTAAACTCGTCGGGTATTTGGTAGGTTTGCAGGAAATTGGTCACGATGGCATAGCCTTCGGCCCGGAGCCAATCGTAAAGCGATGGGAAATAATTGCCCGTCATATTATCCCGCCGTAAATCCTCGGCGCTCTGTTGGGCGGTATAAAACACGCAATAACGACGATCATTCTTGGTTTTACGGATTCCGTCTTTGTAATTACTGTAAAGGGCAAAATTTGCCCGGTTGTCTATAACCTGCTGGTCCTGGCCCTTTGCCTGGATTTCAATTTTAAGGTTGGTAATCAACGGTTTCAAAACTTCGATCATATCCTGCTTATCGTTGACACAAATTTCTTCGATGCAGATAAATCGTTTGCCGGCGATCCAAGCGTTGAACTTGTTGGTGAGGTCATGGGCGTTGGGAAAGTGGGAGTGTTTCCACCCAATAGCGTGGGCGATACAGGTGGCAATGAGGGTTTTCCCGTTACCTTCCGTCCCTTGTACCAACGTGGCCCATTGGAATTTTACCCCCGGATATTGGACACAGGCGGCCATGTATGCCAACAGTATCTGCTGATCCCTGGTATCCGGCAGTAATTTTTTGACATGATTGAGAAACCGGCTTGCATCGCCGGGACGACTTATAACTTGTGCGGGAACGTAGGTATTGACCATTGTATCTCCCTCTTCATTAATAATCGCACCGGGGGTGCACTCCGGTCTGAAACACGTTTGATTGACTTTTGGAAAAATAATAGCCTGCGACTGCGTGAAAACTTTCCAGGCGTCCGGTGTTGACTTGCTGTTCGTGTCGTCCAGGGCGTAAATATACCCCCCGTATTGGACTTTGAACTGTTCCGGACCGATCAGGCCCCCATCCGGCACGAATATCCTGTGCATGTTCCGGACGTAAACGCACCCGGCAAAATGTTCTTTCTGTTGAGACGGGGAGAGATATTGAAACCCGGTCTTATCAACCATCGGATCGCCCCCTGCCGGCGCGGTCTGTGTGGCCGGCCTATCCTCTCGGGCGCCCAATACGTTCCGGCAACCGGCAACCGCTTTCAGTATTGTCGGCCGGCGGTATCCCTCCCGTTCTGTCCACTTATCCCGGACCAGCCCGGACATGCGGAAAAGTCGGTCCATCCGCTCGCAATCCTTACCGGTCCAGAAGGCCAGATGAGCACATAGGGCCGCGTCTGCTGATGAATGGTCGTATGGGTTGGTGCTGGACAACGGCGGATAGGTGGCGGCCAGGGCGGTTTCATCGGCGGTCCACAGGGCCAGGATCGACGCCCGGTTGCCGAAGATAGCCCCGGAGCTTTTGGATTTGAGCATGCGGTCAATGAGCTGCAGGTCATCCGCCGGACCGCCGTATCCCTCACATGGCCCGTCCGTCCATTCTGCTGACTCTGCCGGGGCGTTTGGGGTAAACCAGGTATCAACCAACCATTTGACCGTCTCGGGCGGCGGGACGCATGCAGCGTCGCCGGTGAGGCCGGTCCCGGTGAGAGCGGCAAACCGGCCGGACGTGTAGAGTTCAAGGCCGGCCTGGCCATTTTTGCACCCGTGGGCGGGCACCGGGCCGGACCCGAACACATGGAGCCCGGTGCCTGAGATGGATATCTCAACCGCACAGCCGGCAAATGCTTGACAGAGCTGCCGGGCCAACGGCGACCAGTCCGGGCCGCAATGGTCGATATCCAGGAACCAAAACGGATCGCTGTCGGTGAAGACAAACCCGATACCGTAGCCCGGCCCGAGCAAATCGGCCATTGTGGCGGCTTCCTGATAACTGAGCCAGGCGGCTGGGTTGTGCGGATCTGCCGCGTAGAGTGTTTGGGGATTGATGGGCACCTTTTTGGGTGGGTCCGGGGCAGGTTGAGGCACCGATGCCCACACGATAAATTGACGATATGATTTAAACGCTTCGGGGGCGGGGATCATATCACACCCCACCAGTCAGCCACCTGGCTGCCGCCTCTTTTAATTCATCCGGTGCTTCCATGGCGATCTCATCTCGGACGGACAGGCCCTGCGCCACCACATCCACACGGCAGAGACGGACGGCATATCGCATCGTTTCGTCCCGCAGGTTGTCCATGGTGGTGAAATAATGGCTGATCAGGCCCGGCGCCACCCCGGCCACCCCGGCAATCTCATCACGGGTCCAGGTCCGGTAATTATAGCCGGGATGGACGGACATAATAATGGCGGCGGCTAGGATCAATTCTTTGCGGTCATCCGGTTTAAGTCTCATACATTACACTCCTTATAAATTCAGCAGCTACTTGCGGGACGACGGCATTGCCGTAACCGCGCAAACGTCCCACTCTTGCGGGTACCCCATGAGCCAACGGCTGTGTGCCGGGTTCAACTGGCCGCCATTTTCCATCTCTGCAGAAGAGCCAGTCAGGATTTGACCAGTGGAGGTTAAACGGATCTGGCCGGTTAATTTCACCTGACCGTCCAATCCCTCCCCCTGCACACGGTCCCGATGCTGAGTGTTTTTGTGGTCCCTGGCCTGGGGAGTTATCCAACCTGTCAGTTGCGCAGTTGTCTGCAAGCTCATCCCCCCGCTGTCCGATCTGTTCTCTATCGCAAAGTCCGGTCCCGCTTCTGCCGAACGTGGAGTCGGCCAACCGTTCCGCAACAAACCATCCTCTTGATCTGATGTGCGACGCGCCAACGCTCGCAGCAGGCAGAACCGCTGCCCCGAAGGCGTAGCCACATGCTTCCAGGTCATCTTGAACAAGATCGAGCCATCCGTGTTTAATCGCCGCTTCAACCTGTTCTCCAAAGACGATTGCAGGTTGGCACTGGCTGATGAGATGGAACCAGGTCGGCCATAGATGCCGCTCGTCAGCAAACCCAGTTCCTTTGCCTGCCGCGCTGAAAGGTTGGCAGGGACAAGATCCCGTCCAAACTGATCGGCTGTTAGGCCATCCGGCCAATTTGAGCGCGAGGGACCACCCGCCGATACCCGCGAAGAAATGACATTGGGTATATCCGGCGAGGTCTGCCGGTTTGATATCTTCGATTGATCTTTCATCTACTACCCCCATCGGTATGTGACCGCAGACGATTAATTCCCGTAACCACGCCGCTGATTTTGGGTCATTCTCGTTATAATAATTCATGACCACCCGTGATAATAGTTTGCAATTCCCGCTCATATTCACGGTATTTTTCACAAGCCGCCCGTGCTCTCGGGTCGGCCTGCTTGGTCCGTAGTGCCGCCCGGATAATTGCCTGACCGAGTTCATGCTTTTTGGTGGTCAAGTCGTTTATCTCATCTACGATATCTTCTCTCATCTCAACCCCTCCGGCACTGGTTTTTTATGCCAACCACGAACTATCCGTTCTATATCGCGAGTGTTGTTATCTCCCATTTCTGTACTTTTACATTCATTACAAAGAACAGATAAGTCGCATCCCACCGTGTTTTTATCGTGTGCTGCGTATTTAACATCATCACTGCCACACTCCGGGCAGCATCTTTTCCACCTCTGAAGTTTCGCGTACTCTAACCAATCGAATATATCCCAATCTGCACATATCATCTCAACCCCTCCGGTCCCGTTATAAACCCAGCGATACCGCCGAGCGATATCACCAGTTCATTGAATGCCCGTTGCGCCTCTTCACGCGGTGTGCCGGTATAGCGCCAGCCGGGCCGCTTCACTTCCAGGTTGGCAAATATCCCGATAACCTGGCCCACATCCTCCGGCATGATAACCCGCCGGACAATACCGACCAAATCTCCGGATTTGACTGACGCGTTCATTGCCGCAGACTCGTTGGCCAGGCCATATCGGACGAATCGCCCGCGTTCATCGTAAAACCCACCGCAGTTATTGCGCCATAACCGATCACCGCGAGCGGTTGCTGCTGCTTGTATCGGTTTGTAGAGGTCTGATTCTATCATATCAAATATCCGATCTATATTTTTTAAACCACTCATGTGCTCCGGTGGCGATAATTGCCTTTACTACCGGTTTACACTCATCGGGCCACTCCTGGTTGATTAAATGATACACCATTTGCGAAAATAACCGATGATCGCCTTTTATTTTCGTACCACCGCAATGGAACGGTATACCTGATGAAAGATCGAGATCGGCCCACCGGAGATTGGCCTCCCGGAGATTGGCCTCCCGGAGATTGGCCCCCCGGAGATTGGCCCCCCGGAGATCGGCCCCCCGGAGATTGGCCCTCTGGAGATCGGCCCCCTGGAGATTGGCCCACTGGAGATTGGCCCACTGGAGATTGGCCCTCTGGAGATCGGTCCACCGGAGATTGGCCCACTGGAGATTGGCCCTCTGGAGATCGGCCCACTGGAGATTGGCCCTCTGGAGATCGGCCCCCCGGAGATTGGCCCACCGGAGATTGGCCCCCCGGAGATCGGCCCACCGGAGATCGGCCCCCTGGAGATCGGCCCACCGGAGATCGGCCCACCGGAGATCGGCCCCCTGGAGATCGGCCCCCTGGAGATCGGCCCGTTTGCCAAAACTACCATCCGTCTCGATCCACAATAAATGCGCTGCTAATACGTCATACATATTCTATACCCCCAATTATTAACGAGAAATAGGTTTCCAGTTTTTATTCTTTCTTGACAGTGCCTGGTTGTATTTATCACACCATGCATAACAATGATCTTTTGCCTCTTCATACGAACCGTAGTCAGACATAGACATGGTGGAACCAAACATACATGTGTATGTACCGTTGCCATCTGTAATAATGGTAATCTTATTCTCATCGACAGAAGAACATCCAAATAACAAATAAATCAATACGGCAAGGGTAATAGTTATTTTCATAATAATCTCCTCCGGGATTTACACCCCCATGTCCTTTTTAAGTCGGGCCGTCAGCGATTCCGCGTCCGGTCGGCCCAGTTTTTGAGCGGATTTGACATCTATACCATACCGCCAATAAAATCGTTTGTAACTCTCCGCATCCGGCCGGCTGAGATACCGCTGCCAGCCGGCCCATAGCGCAATGACCTCCCGGAGTTCTATTTGAGCCTCATACCGTAACCGGTGATTTTTGGCGGCACTGTTGGCAACCATCGGCCCGGCCCCGGCCATCCGATTTCGGATCAAGTCAGCAGGTTCATCAATTTTTGCGATCTCACTGTTGATCCGAGCTATCCAATCCGGATCAATTATGGTCAAATCACCGTCCACAAACTCCGGGGAGGACCGTACCGCCGGAATGGCCACATACCCGCAGTGCGGGCAACGTGGGTAATATGCTTCGTAGACGGCGGTGCAGGCCGGGCACGCTTTATAAGGTGTCAAGTCCGGGTCACGCTCTTGTGTCCGTTTACACCGCGCATCCAGGGTCCAATTATTCCGACTGTCGGGTGTACCGCTCCGCATTGAATGACGGAGAAAATTTCCGACATGATCGATAATAATCGCTTTGCCTTTTCCCGGCAGTACCCGTAGCGCCCGGCCGAATTGTTGGGAAAATACCGGATAACTCTCCGTGGCCCTAGCAAAGCTGACAACCTCTATGGCAGGGCAGTCGTACCCTTCTCCGAAAATGTCCACATTGACCAGTTGTTTCAAATCACCGTTGGCCAATCGTCGATTTGCTTCAAAACGAATCGCGTCGGGTGTCTTTGCGCTGATCACCTCTGCCGGTACCCCGGCCGCCCGGTATGCTGCGGCAATGTCGGCGGCAATGTCCACGCTTGGGACGAAGGTAAGGCCGAGCTTACCGGGCGCCAGCTTCAAATAATTTTCAACCACGCCGCCGACTATTTTGGACTCGCGGGTTTTTTTGATCAATTTTGACTGAACGTAATCCCCGGACGCCCCGATATCCGCCGTGGTGAGATGTAAGTCAATCGTTGGGGCGTATACCTCATAATCGGACAGGAACCCGTCATTCATGAGTTGCCGGCCGGTGGGGCCGATGATCAATTTATCCACTATCCCGTCAGCATGCCGCCCGAGCCCCCGGCCGTCTGATCTTTCCGGCGTGGCGGTGGGTAACAGCCCGAGGGCGGTAGGGGGAAATAATTCAACGGCTTTGCCCCATTTGTTGTCTCGTAGGACATGGTGTCCTTCATCGATGACCCAAAATCCTACCCGCTGACACCAGGCGGCCACACTGTGTTTGCGGGCGAGGAGGGTATCAACACCGGCAACGGCGCAGCGGGAATTTGGGGCGTAGTGACTTTTACCGTGCTCTCGGATGTGCAGAGATATGAGTTTTTGAACCATATTTTTCGGCACAAACGCAAAATGTTGGACGCCGCGCTTGTTCAGTGCTAGACTGATCTGGCTCACCAATTCTTGTCGATGCGCCATTGCACAGGAGTAACCACCCCACTTTGATATCCTACCAGTAAAAATCCGTGTTTTACCACCACCAGTCGGAACCGCGGGCATGACATTTTTTGCCCCGGCTTCGTAAGCCTCATCAATTTCTTGATCAATTTTTATTTGGTACCACCGATCTTTTTCTGTTGACATGATGGTCAATAACATGATAAGGAGAGTCATGTCAAGCAAATTTTTTGCTGCTCACTTAACAAGCGGAGGTATCGACCATAACAAGCCGGGTGAAAGACCCGGCACCCTATTAACCCATTAAACAAGGAGAATAAGACCGATGGCCCTTAAAATTTTCGATTCGATTTTTATTTACAATATGCTGAAACATTTTGACCATAAAGCAGGACAACCCTGGCCAAAACGCATCACTGGTAAAAGGGCGTGGAAGCTCCGGGGTAAGCGACCGCGAGGCAAAGGCGGCAAGTCATGACCTTAAATGAGGCATTGGCCCGCCGGAAAGAGTTGAACGGTCGCGTCCGGCAACTGCAATGTGCCCAGCGGCCGGATGAATATGCGCACTATAGCGCAAGACTGCGTGTTTTGAATCTTATCATTGACGCAGCGAACCAAACCACCCAGGTCGATGTACCTGGATCAGTAATGGAGGATTACCAAAATGATTGAAGAACAGTTGGACAGGATTATCGAGTTACTGGAAATTTTAACAGGATCACCCGCTATCGATACGGAAGGGCCGGAAATATTTCCGACATGTCTTGATAGCGGTGGTTTAACACCACCTATCCAAAACCCCGCCCCGCCCCCGGTCGCTCAGATAGTGCCCGCCCCTGGTCAACCGCAACATCATACCGGAACCTATATTGCCCCGCCCCCGGCTGCTGATATAGCACCTCCGGCTGCTCAGTCATTGCCCGCCGGTCCGCCTCCGGAGTTGGATAGCACCGGGTACCCGTGGGACGCCCGTATCCATGCCGGCACAAAGACAAAAGTGCTCAAGACCAATGAATGGAAACTCGCCCGCGGCGTAGATAAGGATCTTGTCGCCCAGGTCCGGGCGGAATGGGACAATGTTACTAAAGGGGTCGCCACACCACCCACCGCACCGCCCCCGGCCGCTCAGGCATTGCCCGCTGGTCCGCCTACGAACGATGAGATATTGCCCGCCGGTCCGCCCTACCAACCCCCCATCGGTAATCCTCTGGCCAAGTTCGTCATTGCCCTTGGTGCCGCCGGATATGACGCCGCCAGTGTTGCGCCGTTCCTGGCCGCCCACGGTGTGCTAGCCCTGCCCCAGCTTGCAAAACAGCCGGAGTTGATCCCGGTAATTGCGGCGGAAATGGGGATTATGCTGTGAAACCGTCACATGCCCCCCAGTGGGTATATTGTTCGGGATCGGTGGGTCTGCAGAAAAAATACCCGGATAATCGAGACAATACCGGGCGGCTTGACGGTCTGTCGGCGCATCGTTTGGCCGAACAGATATTGAACGGCGCGCCACTGACCCCCCACAACCTGCCGGACGAATATGTCCAGGCGGTTTGGGTCTATGTGGATCATGTCCGCAGTATCGTCGGCGAGCGACACCTGTATGTGGAATACCCGCTGACGGTCGATCTTGTGCACCATCAGTGCCGCGCCCGGTTGGACGCCGCTTGGTATGATAGTGCGGCCAACCATCTGCACATATGGGACGCCAAATTCGGTTACGGAATCGTTGAACCTTTTGAGAATTGGCAATTGATTCTTGATGCCATCGGATTATCCTCACAAATTCGATACGGGATGGTGTCCTTGCACATTGCCCAGCCATTGGCTTTTCATCCAGGTGGACCGATCCGGACATGGACCACAACCGAGGAACGTATCAAATCCTATGTTCCTATGTTGCGGAAGGCGGCTCTTGCGACACTTGAGGATAACCCGCCGACATTGACCGGCAGCCATTGCAAAAATTGTTCGGCGCTGGCCTATTGCCCGTCTGCCACCCTGGCGGTAGGGTTTGCTGTAGATGTCGCCGGAGAATCAACACCGATAACCCAAACTCCGGAGATGATTGGTCACAGGTTGGCCATTCTTAGCCGGGCAGAGGAGATGATCAGCCATGCCAGGAAGGCCATGGAATCGACCGCCCTCAGTCTATTTAAAAACGGCATGGTGGTTCCGGGCTGGCAGGTTGGGTCAACCCCCGGCCGGCTCAATTGGTTGCCGGGCAAAGAGGCCGAGATAAAAACCATGGCCGCTCTGATGGGAGTGATGGTCACGAAGGGGGAAATGATTACCCCCACACAGACCATTAACGCCGGGGTGCCGGCGGAGGTTGTGGAAATGTACGCCAAACGGTCCGCTGGAGCGTTAAAGCTGGAGCGGCTCAATATCAATCAATTTAAGGAGATTTTTCAAAAATGATTAAAATCGAGAAAGGTATTATCAAACCGGAGTCTACCACCAAACGGGAACAAAAATACCCGTGGGATCAGATGGAAGTGGGAGATTCGTTCCTTGTGACCGGAGTGAAACTCACCTCTACAAAAGCCATGTGCTATAAGCACGCCCCGAAAAAATTTAGCGCCCGACTCGTCAAAGACGGTGTCCGGGTATGGAGGGATGCATAATGAATATCTTATTCCCCGTAGGTCGCATGATCGGCGGATCGCTTGCAAAAACTTTTCAGGCGACGGATAACAAAGGCAACCCCAAAATGAACGCGGCCGGCGAGCCGCAGATGCGTTGCAATTTTGGTGTGGCCATTCCCAAAGGCCCGGAAAAAGGCTGGTGGGAAACATCGTGGGGTCAGGACATCTACAAGGCCGGTGTCGAAGGATTCCCAAAGGGTGAGTATAACAACCGCGCCTTTGCTTGGAAGGTAACGGATGGTGATTCACAGGAACCCAATAAGAAAGGCAAGCGCCCCTGTGACCAAACCGGCTATCCGGGTAACTGGGTGATCTGGTTTTCACAGTCATGGCTTCCGAAGAAGGTCAACAACAACGCCACTCAGGAATTAACCGACCCCGAGGCAATTGTTCCCGGTTATTTCATCCAGGTATATGGTGATGTGGTTGGCAACGGCTCTTATGAATCACCCGGTGTTTATCTCAATCCGGTGGCGGTCGCTCTAGTCGGTTATGGTGAGCGAATCGCAAGCGATGTGGACGTAACAGCGGTCGGATTCGGCAAGGCCCCTCTGCCCGCCGGTGCATCAGCCACACCAATCGGCATGACCACACCTGGCCCCGGCATGGGTGGGCCCGGCCCCGGCATGACCACACCTGGCCCCGGCATGGGCGGTCCCGGCCCCGGCATGACCACACCCGGCCCCGGCATGGGCGGTCCCGGCCCCGGCATGACCACACCCGGCCCCGGCATGGGCGGTCCCGGCCTGCCGGCCGGAGTTGTTCCGAATCCTGGTTTCCTGAACGGTCCACCGGCATTTAACGCTCTGCCAACGTATCAGATGACGGCAAAGGCCCAGGGTACCCGTGAGCAGTATATTGCGGCCGGATGGACGGACGCTTTACTGATTCAGCACGGATTGATGATTGAGGAAAAAACCAGGTTTTAATCATGTCGGTGTAGATGTCTTAATGACGGAACCGAAGGGACGGACGGGGAGCTGTTGTAGCAGGTGGTGTTGATCTGTGCCGTCCCATTTTTTAAGAGGTGAGAGATATGAAACAATTTTCGGTTGTAATAGAAACAGAAGATAACACCAGTGAGTGCGGTAAAAATTGTGTTTTTCTCGATGAAAGTCGGTGTTTATTATTTAATACACATCTCAATAAAACACCCGATCCTCTATCATGGCCCGATCCTCTATCATGGTTAGAGAATGGCGAATATACGAAACAACGTTGTAATAAATGCTTATCTATGGCGCCAGCATGACCAGCAATATCATTTACGACATAGAAAGCTATCCGAACGTTTTTTGCATGGTAGCAAAAGACCATGAGTCCGGGCAGTTCTTCTATTTCGAGATAAGCGATCAACGCAATGATATTGCTGGTCTAGCCGCCTACATTACCCATTTACAAAAGACCGGGGCTCGTATGATCGGTTTCAATAACGTTTCTTACGATTACCCGGTCCTCCATTTCATTCTGCAGCAATACCATGTGACCGCTACCGACATTTACCAAAAATCCATAAGCATCATCGAGGCACCACAGGATCGTCGGTTTGACCAAATCATATGGGACAATGACCGGTTTGTTCCGCAGATTGATTTGCTCAAGATCCATCATTTCGACAATATTGCCAAATTCACCAGTTTAAAAGTCCTGGAATTTAACATGCAAACTGATAATGTCCAGGATTTACCGTTTCCGCCCGGTACTTATCTTTCACCGGATGATATTAAAATTCTGGCTTGGTATAACAAACACGACGTTGAAGAGACGGAAAACTTTTTTGTCAAATCGACCGATCAAATCAAATTCCGGGAATACCTGACCGAAAAGTACGACCGGAATTTCATGAACCATAATGATACGAAGATTGGCAAAGATTTTTTCATTATGGAGCTGGAAAAAGCTATCCCCGGCGTCTGTTATGAAAAAATAATGGGTCGTCGGCAACCGCGGCAGACTCGCCGGCAAACCATCGCTTTTCGAGATGTCATTTTTCCCTATGTGCAGTTTGAACAACCGGAATTTAACCGGGTGCTCGAATGGTTCAATTCGAAGGTCATTGCCGGTACCGACACAAAAGGTGTCATTGATGGGCTATCCTGCGAGATAAATGGTTTCTGCTTCAATTTTGGAACCGGGGGTATCCATGGGTCGGTTGAGTCCCAGATCGTTTATGCAACGCCCGCTGAGTGCATCCTTGACCTGGATGTGACGAGTTATTACCCGTCCCTTGCGATTGCCAATCGGCTTTACCCGGAACACCTGACTGATAAATTTTGCGAGATTTACGCCAGGATTAAAGAGCAACGAATCGGATATGCTAAAGGAACACCGGAAAATGCCATGCTTAAACTGGCTCTCAACGGCACTTTTGGCGACACCAACAATGTTTACAGTCCGTTTTACGACCCTCAATATACCATGGCTATCACGATCAACGGACAATTGCTCCTGTGCATGTTGGCGGAAATGTTGATCAAGGCGCCCGGCCTGCGGTTGATCCAAATCAATACTGATGGCCTTACTGTAAAATGCGACCGGCGATATTTGCCGTGGATCGACCAGATTAAAAAGTACTGGTCGATGTTGACCGGTCTGGAACTTGAGGAAAAATTTTACAGTCGCTTTTTTGTCCGTGATGTCAACAACTATATTGCGGAATGCGAGGACGGTAAGATCAAACGCAAAGGGGCATATGAGCACAAATTAGGGTGGCATCAAAACCATTCGGCCCTGATCATACCGAAGGCCGTTGAAGCGGTTTTATTGACCGGGGCGAATTTGGACGATTTTATCCGGAACCACCCGGACGATAAAGACTTTATGCTGCGAACAAAGGTGCCGAGGAATGCTCGGTTGGTGCTTAGTGAGCAGCCCATGCAAAACGTCACCCGGTACTATATCGCCCGAGAAGGGGGACCATTGATCAAAATTATGAAACCGCTTACAGGGAAGACAATTGACCGGCGGATCGGTATTAATGTTGGCTGGAAGGCAAGAGAGTGCAACGATCTGAGACGATTTGATAGGTCGTTGGTTGACTATAATTTTTACATCAAAGAAGCACGGAAACTAATTGAACCGTTGAGGGGGATGGAATGAACCACCCCTGCCCACACGCCCACATAGACCAGGACGGCGACACGGTATGCGGCATAGTGCCGATACCGTGCATCACTTATGACTGTGAGCGGTGGGCTTATAAAAAGGAGAATGATATGGAAAAAATTGACAGGAAATTTCACTTTGTGGCTACTAACCCATGCAAGGGTGATGTTTATACAGAAGAAAATGCGATAATCTTCTGCGCCAAAGATGCGGCATTAGTGCCGACACTGGAGACTTATTATCACGAATGCAAGGCGCTCGGGTGCCGAAAAGAACACCTCGAAAGCATTGATTTGCTGATTGAGAGGGTTCGGAGATTTCAGGCTATCGGCAAGGATAAAAAGCACTTCCATGTCCCGGACACGGACACAGATTGTGAAATCGACCGTTGCATAGGTGGGAAAGGTTTATAACAAGTTGTGGACCATGCCTCGTAGGCGGCGGGAAGAACCTATTGCAAAGGTGCCTTAAAATATTTCCTGGCCCACATTTTACCAAAAGGAGAATGATATGCCTACACCAGAACAGTTGGTTAACCGCTGGCAGGGCCAGATCGGTTTTAACCTTAATAAGTTTTTTGAAAAGTCTGACGAATTAAGTCTGGCGCATGAGGTGGCACAACTTCGCAAAGAAATTGCAACTCTACGGGCCGAACTGGCTCCCGTGCCATCGCTGATCGTGACCGGCCGGCAGGCGCTCGGTGAATTTAAGAGACTGATGAAAGGATAACGGTATGAGCATACAAAAAATATCTGGCCTTATATGTGGAAAGTGCGGAGCTACAAAGGTAAGAATTTACCGTGATTATGGCATGTTTAGACGGCCTGAAAGAGATCGGTGTAACCAGTGCATTGACCCGGATCATCGTGGCTGGATGGTTCCATGCATACTCAGCAAAGACGGTGACGCCTGGGGATATAGTTCTGTTCCGCTTGATGCTCTTGAGGAATTTTCCGCATTACCGGAACAGGACTCTTCGTTGCCTTATTGGGATAAGAGGCAAAGTTGTTGGTCAGACAGTTTTTTCCACCAGAAAGGATAAGAGTATGGCAAGAGCACGATTACATATCATTTGTGGGAATTGTGGGTGCAATGACGAGTGGAAATTGATTCTTTCTCGTGACGGGGACGATATCACCAAAGATGAGCCAGAGTTCGAGGATGCAGCACGACTGCTGTGTCGTAATTGCTCAACATTGCACAATCTTAAAGATTCGGCAAAAACTGTAGATATTATATAGGAGCATAACAAGTTGTGGGCCATGCTCCATAGGTGGAGGGAAGAACCTATTGCAAAGGTGCCCTAAAATATTTCCGGCCCGCATCACATAAAGGAGAATAATGAAAATACAAATAGCAACAACGATACTCGCTTTGCTTATTCCCATACTTGCTATGGGGGTGTATGAAAATAGAGGAGATAAGGACGAGATTACCGCTAATCTTTTGCTGTTCTGGTCATTCTTAGCATTTATTACCGTGAGATGTGTGGGGTGGTATGGTTATAAATCACACCACCCCACACATCTCACGGTAATGGTCACACTCGCGCCGGTTCGTAAACGGGCACGGCTCTTTCCGGAATCATTTTGCCCGTGGGCACCAGTATTTGCCGGCGAGTGCGGCGTTGCATCTTGTCGGTAATTTCACTATTTTAGTCAACTTCATTTTCCTTGTTGACGATGCCTTGCGCAACAAGACGGCCATTCATCTGCCAAACCAGCTTGTTTAAGGTGTCAATCTTGGCTGTCAAATTGTTTATTTCCGCAAGCTTAACCTGCGCATTGGTGGCCCGCTCCAGCGCAGTGTAGGCGATGCTCCCTATCACCAATATCGATGCAAAAATCCCAGCCATGGCCAACATCATGAGGCCGGTACGGGTGAAAAGCTTCGCCACCGGCACACATGAATCTTCGCCGCACTGCCTTCTATTGTCGTCTGCCGGGTACGTGCCTTCATGGGCTACCATCATTAATCTCCAATGCTCAGTGCGTGATGTGGGCACTCTCGCACCGCACGGGTTACAAAAGTTTTGCGGCTGTCCCGGTCATCAAACCGCCGCGTAAAGTCTGAATCCTCAGGAATAACCAGAGATCCGCAGCCGTCCAGCATGATATCCAGCTCGACCCCAATGCTACCTATGCAGGACCGGCAGGCCCATTTGTCGGATGCGGCAGGACATCTGTCCTTGTCAATGTTCAACTGCATTCTTTGCACCGGTCGAGAGCCTTGCCGATCCTGGCCAGCTCGTTGTTAAGTTTTCTGATTGTGTCCGCCTGCCCAGGTGTGGCGCTGCTTTTCATGCTGATCAGCAGCCCCTTTGCCGCCAGCAAGCCGTTTATCATGTCGTGCATCATTGGGTTGCAGCATGGCGTCTTGCAACCGATGCAGTTCATTCAAACACCATGATTGCCCCGACAGGACATTGCGCGGCTATGGCCAAAAGATCATCCTCGCTCATATCACAGTGCTGGCAGGCTGCGGCTTCAATTTTTATGGTCATTGGTCTTTTTCTTTGTTCGTTTGATTGACCGAAACTTGCTCCGGACAACCGGCACCATGGCACCGACAGAGACAAGCGCAGCCATGATCAGTTCAGTTCCAAGTTGCTTGTGCTCTTCGGTAAGCTCAATCCCACGACTTGCGAGGTAGGCAGCCACTACGGCCATGATTGCCACGGCCAGGACACGACCCCTGCTTGCCGATTTTGCTATTGAGTCTGTCATTTATTTCACCTTTGGAATGTAATAAAAATAAGGTATACCCACACTATAAATTAACCACACTTAGAATCCTGTATAGCCATATTAAGAATGGTCCGCTTTTATCGTTGACTTTGATATTTTCATCTGTGATTACCCATTCCTGAGAATGATCCACCGCCGTGGTTGGTTGGGGTATCCCCCGGAAGTCCGTCCCAAATCTCAATATCATCAAACTGTCTGGTGAAATCTCCCTGTTCCTCAGCATCTATCATGCCAATCGTAATATAATACAAATCCCATGGCGTCGTCCATGTTCCAGGTCCCCAGTTTTGGTCCCACACAACACTACCGTCGTAGGTAAAACTACTGATACCTTGCTCAATGTCAAGATAAAATTCGTAATGATGCCAGTTTCCATCCGTCTGATTGGGGACAGTTAACCAATTGCTAATGCTTACATATTCACCATTTGATTTTTCTGAATGATACATGATGTCTTCGCTTGAGAGATCATAAGCAACATAACTGTCTACGCCGTCCCAATGTGGATAAAATAGTTTAATGTTTTCATGTGCATCAGTACTGGTAAAATGTGGATATCGCACCCAAAATGACACATACATTTGATTAGTTGGCCATTGCGCCCCGTAGTCCCACCACATCCAAGCCGCAGCACTGAGGTTGTCAACTAGTTGTAATGATAAAAAGCTTCCATTTGATTCATTTCTGCCCGGCTCATTCACGACATAATCTACACCCTCTGTGCAATTTATCAACGGCCCAATCGAACGCACAACAGAAATACTTCCAACAGATGGTTGATCTATATCTTGGTCCTCAAAATCCTCTGAATAAATTAAAGATGCTGCGCTTGTCAAACCTGGATTGCATATCAGTACTAAAATAAATATGTATACTCTTATTATTGCCATGTTGAATACATCCTTATGTTTTTGATGTAGAGAGCTGGGGTGAGACCGCTTCCGAACGTTCCAAAGTTTGCAGTACTAGCGGCCACTGTCCAATCAGTAAGATCCACGTCAGAAGTCGCCGTATTGCTGTTTGCCGTAATGCTCAAGTTCGGGTTTGTAGCCCCCAGCCTCCACTTGACTATGACGGTATATTTTGTGTCAACGGCTAAGTCCGCTGCCGCAGTAGTAACAGAAACAGCACCGGCATTATTCCCCTCGTAGGTTAATCGCAATTCCCCACTTGTTTGCAGCGTGATATACAACCCGTCTGTGTTTACCTGCCCCTCCACCCCGAGTATGCGTGCCGTATCTACCCATGTAGACACATAGATATCAAACGATATTGTCCCCTCGGCTGGGTTAAAGATATCGTTTAAGGTAATCGCGAAAGTAGCAGTATCGTATGAGCCGGGGATATATAAAGCATATCCTGTGTCAAATGGACTCGCCTCCCCACTCGCGGCACTCCCAAGCGTAACCGTTGAGTCCCCGACAGAACAACCGCCGGAAAGGGAGATATCATCTCCATTAACAAAATCAGCAGTCATGGGCCAATCGAACGTGACTGATCCGGTACATACAGAGCCTGAACCAGAGCTTTTACGTAGCGAAATTACATCCCGTTGCACATCTTGCAATGTGCCAGCAAATGCACTCTGGTAAAGCAATATGGAGAGAATCAGTAAAATTAATGATAACTTTTTCATATTACGACCCACACGCAAAAAGATATGCGTCACAGTCCCACTCGCCTGCTGCACTGTATGAGCAAACAGCAGTGGCACCTGTTGTGCCATCACTGACAATATTCACCCCGGCACCGCAAGATGTACCATTGAGCCAAATAAGTTCTGTACCGTTCGGCTCAAGTGTCACAGCATATGCGCCTCTGGCTTTTGCTGTAAAATTCATCCCAGCGGCAATCGCCGGTAAAACACCTGTTCCTGCCGCTGTCCCGATCCACTGGCCACTGTACATGCCAATTCCGCTCATTGTCCATGCGTCAGGGTCGGCTATGGTTGGGGTTTGCGACGCTCCAGGGTAAATCCACGTTCCGACAGAAACACTCTTAATTGTCCCATCCCCCATGGTTTGGTTGCCAGGAACAGCGAAGGCCATCACTTGCCCAGCGGCAGGATCGGCCAAAGGTGGGATGTGAATCCTGCTCGCAGAAACGTCACCATAAATACCCCATCCAAGATAGTTTGTGCCGTTGTCGGTATCCTCCAGGAAATAGATATATTGACCACCTGATGCAGTACCAGGGGCAGAGAATGAAGAAGCAACCAACGGCTTGTTAAAGGTGAAATCAGTATCACTGACCGTGAATGCCGGGTCTGTCCCGGCGCCGGTATCAAATGTGTGGACCTGTGAACCTCCAGCGGCAGCGCCCCAAGTGATGTCATCATAGGCAGTAAAATCCACGCCCCCGCCCAGAGTCTCTACAAACGTCTCCAATGCCTGGAGAGCCGCTTTGACGGTTTGGTTATCCGCAATCGTGGACCCAGTGAACGCCCCGAGGTTTGCAGCACCTTCTGCTACGCCGGAAAGAGTTATCAGATCATCAACCGCAAGACTGGCCGCAGTTGGTATAGCAACCCATGACCTGACCCCGGCATCTGTTGAGCTAAGGACAAATCCAGTTGTGGCGGGATTA